TCCATCAAAACCCATGACAGCAAGATCTTGAAGAGTTTAGGAGTACCACCGATCCTGTTGGAGGGTGGCAACAACGCCAATATTGCTCCCAATCTCAGGTTATTCTACTTGGAAACCGTGATTCCTATAGTAAACAAACTGGTGAGTGGTTTAGAAAGATTTTTTGGTTACGATATTCAAGCAGTCACCGCATCTGTGAGTGCCTTACAGCCAGAATTAAAAGATATAGCAAGTTACTATACCACTCTTGTAAATGGTGGTGTATTAACTCCAAATGAAGCCAGAATAGAACTTCGTTACGAAGAAAAACCTGGCAACAATGACCTTCGTATACCAGCAAACATAGCTGGGTCAGCTAGCAATCCAAGCGAAGGCGGAAGACCAAAGGAGGGTCAATGAAAAATAAAGTACTACACTTAAATAGTGCTTTTTCTATCAAACAGCAAGATGATAGCTCTGTGTATATAGAGGGTTATGCGAGCACCAACGACGTAGACCGTCACGGTGATGTTGTTCCTACAGCAGTGTGGGAAAAAGGCATGACTAACTATCTTCGTAATCCTATTGTTTTAGCCTATCATGACCACAGCAATCCTATTGGTCGGATGGTGGAGCATAAAACCGATAGTAAAGGTTTGTGGATTAAGGCAAGAATCTCAACAGCTGCAAAGCAGTTCCAGCTTATCAAAGATGGAATTCTTACAGCATTCTCTATTGGCTTCAGGGTGTTGGATGCTGAGTACAACTCAGCTGCTGAAGTATTTTTAATCAAGGAATTAGAACTGGTAGAAATATCTGTCGTTTCTGTTCCTGCCAATCAAAATACTATTTTTGATTTAAGTAAGGCGTTTGATACGCCAGAAGACTACAAGCGTTATAAAGAGCAGTTTGCTACTTCCCAAACACCAGCTAAAGGGCTAGGGTCAAGAAGTTCTACAGCTACTGAGTTTAAAAAGGAATGGAATATGAATCCAGAAGAAATCACTAAAATGGTTGCAGAAGCTGCTCGCGAAGCTGCAGAACAAGCCACCAAGGCTCTAGAAGCCCGCCAAAAAGCCGAAAAAGAAGCACAAGCTGCTGAAGCAGCTCGTCAAGCCGAAATGGATGCCCGTGTTAAGGCAGCCGTTGAAGCCCACATCCAAGTGGGTAAGACAGGTGCAGAAAAACTTCTTGAAGAAGTTGAAGCTCGTTTCCAGAAACAAATGGATACACAAAAGAGCGTACTAGAAGGTTTGGAAGGTGCTCTAAAAGAGAAAACCGACGAACTGAAAGCTCTGCAAAACAGCAAGGTAACTTTCTCTGACAAGAGCAACACAGACGGTACCACCTACAAAGAACGTGAAATGGCAGTATTGCTGGCCAAAGTAACTGGCAAGAGCTTGGAAAGCACCAAGTATGGTAAGAGCATTGTAGAAAAGGCCGGTCCTCGTCAGCCAACCGGTGCTGTTAGCTCTCCAGCAACCCTGTGGGAAACCGAAGTTTCCAATAACATGGAAGAAGAAGTACGTCGTCGTCTAGTAATGGCTCCGCTGCTTCGCAACGTGGCAATGCAGACCAACGTAATGAGAATGCCTCTGAACCCAGAAGCTGGTAAGGCTACTTGGATCCAGAACACTCAGTTCGGTCTAGACGCTTCTTCAGGTGCTACTCAGACTCATCAATTGAGCGAAATCACCCTGAACGCCTATAAGGTAGCAACTCGTGAGTATATGGCTTACGAAGAAGAAGAGGATTCAATCCTTGTGTTGCTGCCAGTAGTGCGTGATGCTATGATCCGCCGTGTGGCTCGTGCAGTTGATGCAGCATTCATCAACGGTGCCGGTACCGCTTCAGACCCAGTTAAGGGTATTGCTATGTACGATACTGCATCAGCAGTTCAAATCGATTCAAGCAACCCAGTTACCATCTCCAAGCTGCGTGCTATGCGCAAGGACTTGGGAGCTTGGGGTCTAGATCCTTCAGAGATCGTGTATGTAGTTAACACAGAAACTTACTACAATCTGTTGGACGACGCCACATTCCAGACAATGGATAAGGTTGGTACTCAAGCTACCCTATTGACAGGTCAGATTGGCGTTCTCGCTAATACTCCTGTGATTGTTAGCGGCGAGTTCCCAACAATCGCTGAAGCAGCTGATGGTGCCGCTACTAACATCGCTGCATTCTGCTTTGCACCTGGCAACTTCGTAGTAGGTAACCAGCGTGGTCTTCGTGTTGACACACAAGAACTGGTAGAAAAGCAGAGCCGTGTACTAGTGGCTTCACTACGTACTGGTCTAACTCAGTTGACAACTAACCTAGGTCAGGCTGTAAGCACCCTACGTTACATCAACGGAGCTACCTGATAGTAATTAAGCCGGGAGGGGAGACCCTCCCGTCTTTTCTAAATATTTTACGAGTCTTTAGAAAAGACGAAAAGGAATACTATGGACCTAGTAACATTAACTGAATATAAAGCTTATCAGAGTATTACTAATCCCACAGAAGACGCTTTAAACACTTCTATTATTACAAAAGCCAGTGCTCTTGTAAAAACTTACTGCCGCAGAACTTTTGTGGATTGGGTTTCTACCAATAAAGTAGAGATCTACAATGGCGGAGACAAGTACTTATACCTACAAGAATTACCACTGGTACAGTTGGTAAGTGTGGAACAGAGCACAGACTATGGTCAAACCTGGACTGCCCTAACCCAGTATACAGACTGGATCTGGAATCAACAAGACGAGAGACTGGTAAATATCACTGATTATAACGAGTGGTTATACCTAGAGAATGGATACAGAGTAACCTATAAAGCTGGTTATGCCAGTGTACCAGAAGACTTGAAGCTGGCTGTAATGGACTTGGTAACCTACTATCGCCGCAATGATGGAGCGATCCACAGCACCAAGGGTCCAGGCAGCAATTCGGTACAAATAGAGTACATTTCTACCACCAACTTGCCAGCACACATCAAAAGAGTGTTGGACTTGTATTGCTTGAATTATAACTGATATGAGTATCAATCAATTTACAAGTGTTTTAAGGAACAAAGTATACAAGGATTGGTTGAATAAACTAGACGAAAATATTATTACTTCTACTGCAGATAGCTTGCGTAAAAGAGAGCAGTCAGCTCAAAAAACCAGTTTTTACATTACTGAAAGTACTGTAAAAGATATGTATAAAACAATAACTGGTAAAGAATTTCCAAAAGACGAATTAAGTCTTTTCATGAGAGAAATAGCCTCACCTATAACAGAGAAAAAGACTTCCGCACCAGTAGTAGGCACTACCATAGAAGTAAATGGAGAAAAAGCAATATTCTTCAAAAATATTGGCTTTGAAACCATAACTGATAGACTTACAACAGTGTTAGATTCTTATCCTGCAGTAGAAGATGCGTACATAGAGGCCGAAAGAAACTATGAAGATACAGAACTGCAGGCCTTAAGATCTAGTCCAGAATACAAAAAACTTTCTCTAAAAGAAAAAACTGAAAGAGAAAAAGTTATAATAAAACAGGCAAAAGATCGAGGTACTTTTGGTTTTTACTTTAATAAAGGCCACGTTATCAGTCTTGCCACAAATCTTACAAAGCGTTTCAAAGAAGAAATCAAAAAAGCAGACGTTTTAGCTGAAAAAGAGAGAAATCTTTTAATAGAAGTATTAGATAAATATATAGACAGACTGCAAAAAGATGACTTAGCAACAGCAAACTTACCAAATGCAGTAAATCAGCAATTATATGCTAGCTATATAAAATCTAGTGATTCTTATCTAGTAGAAATTCAGCACAAAACAGGAAATATAGTTTCAGGCACAGCTTCCAAAGATATTGTCGCAGAAATGAGAAGTATATTTTCTCTTTCTGCTAAAAATTTAGAAGAGCTGATTAGTAATTCTCCAAAGTTGCAACAGGCCCTGCTAGAAACACCCGGATCTCCAAGTTTTAGAGATCTGTACGAAAAAGAAATCTTTGACACTATTTCTGGTAAAAAATCTAATAAGAAGGTCTATAAACAATCTTCTGTTTTAATTGGCGAAAAGAAAAACGCCATAAAGAAACCAAAGTCTAATGCTGCCACTATTGCAAAAGCAAAGCAGATAAGACAAAAGGTAAAAGCAGTAAAATCTAAATCAGATAGCGAGAAGTTTAAAACCAATCAACTATTGGAAACACCTATAGCAAGTCTACAAAATCTTATTAATAGTCAACTATTTGACACTATTAAAAGTAACATGGGTACTGGAAATCGTACTGATGTCTTAAACTATCGCACAGGCCGATTTGCCCAGAGTGTTAAATTGGAGAAGTTGAGTGAAAGCCGCGAGGGAATGATTACTGCTTTTTACAGTTACATGAAAAATCCCTATGCCACTTTCTCTAGTGGTGGACGTCAGGAGTATCCTAAAAGCCGCGACCCTAAACTGCTAATTTCGAAATCAATCAGAGAAATAGCGCAAACCCTAGTCAGCAACCGTTTGAGGGCTGTAAATGTCTAAGAGAACTTCAATAGTAAAAGCCCTGACAGAAAAGTTAAAGTTGATTAACGGTGTTTCACCCTATAAAACTAATATATACAGTCAGGCCTATGCCAAACTGGTATTTTGGGATGAATGCAATAACTTTCCTTCCATATACCTAACTCCAGGTACTGAGTTAAGAGAGTATTTACCAAGTGATTTTACTTGGGGATTTTTAAACGTATCAATCAAAGTCTACTGTAAAGGCGACAACAGCCAAGAACAGCTGGAAACCCTGTTAGACGACATTGAGTACGTAATAAACAACAACCGCGTACTAGAGTATGATCAGACTTTGGGCCTAGAAACCACAGAAATTCTGATAACCTCTATTACTACAGATGAGGGGTTGTTAGCTCCGTTTGCAATCGGAGAAATAAATCTACAGGTGAGATATCAAGCCGTGTAGAAATAGTGTTAATATTTACTAACCACAGATAAATGTCTAGTGAAGGTATAATTAGCACACAGTCTTAAAGGAAACAATTATGCCATTAAACTTAGTACGCAATAGTAAAGTATTCTTTACTACAAACGTTAATGCAACAAGCGGAGTTATCAACCCAGCCTCTACCCAAGCTTTCACTAGTAGCAATACATTTGAACTACAGGTATTGGACGGATTTACATTCTCACAGAACGTAAATAACGAAACAGTAACTCTATCCGAGGCAGGCAGCACCCCAACACGTGGTCAACGCACTTTTAACACAAGTCTAGCGCCTGTCGACTTCTCTTTCTCTACCTATGTACGTCCAAAGAACGTAACTGGTACACCAAACAAGATTACTGCTGAAGAATCAGTACTCTGGAATGCGCTCCTAACAGACGCAGCAGTGGCTACCCCTACCAGCTTGGGTGCTGTTAGCGGCGTGACTGCAAATGCTTCAGGTCTAGTAACCATTGCCGGTACTGCAATTACTGGTACGCTACCAACAGTAGGCGATGTAGTTGTTCTGTCTGGTATTGCAACCACTACACCAACCGGTACAAGTCCTCTAACACACGACAGACTGTTAAATGGTGCTGGAACTGTTGTTACTTCTGCTGTTAGTGGTATCACTGTTCAGTTGTTCAACTTCCCAACAGTGGCTATTACTGCTACTACTTTAACAACTGCAAGCACTGTACGTTACAGCAAGTGCGCTTGGAACGAAGCCACAGCCACATACAGTCAAGTAACTGCTGCGTTGAGCGAAAGAAACCAACTACAAAAGTTTGGTATGTTGTTCTTAGTAGACAATGTACTGTACGCTGTTGATAACTGCGCTCTAAACCAAGTAACAGTTGACTTTGGACTAGACGCTATTACCACTGCTCAATGGACCGGACAAGCAACAGCACTGCGTGAGTTCTCTACTGCAGTAACTGCAAATGCAGGTAGTTTCAGTGGTGGTACAACTGCTGACGTTGGTGCAGCAGGTGCTTATCTAGCCAAAGTTACAGACGCTCAGTACATTACCAACAAGTTGAGTACTGTTAACCTGTCAGCCACCAAGGCAATCGGCAGCAAGATTGCAGCCGGCGACTCTTACAGCATTCCAATCACTGGTGGTAGCATTACAATCAACAACAATATTTCCTACATTACACCTGCTAACTTGGGTATTGTTAACACACCAGTTACATACTACACAGGTACACGTGCTATTAGTGGAAATATTACCGCCTATCTACGTACTGGTCTACCAGGAAAAGAATCTGGCGAACTGTTGGCAGACCTGATCGCAGAGGCTGCAACAACCATCGAGCCAATGTTTGCACTAGCAATTTGGATCGGCGGAAGCAGCAACACTGTGAAGGTTGTATTCGATATGCCTGCTATCAGCATGGGTATCCCAGCAGTAGACGTTCAACAGGTTGTGAGCACAAACATCAGCTTTACCGCTCAGGGCTTCGTACCTAGCGCAACAGCAGCAAACAACACATTCGATCTAACAAAACCAACAGACTTGTTAGTACGTTACTACGCTTAATCTAAAAGGGAGGAGACTTTCTCCTCCCTTTATTAATAATAAAGGATAGATATTACATGTCAGCTCTTTCCCTAAAAGCCCTTTTAGTGCCATCAAAAACAGTAGAGATGGAGTACCCAGGTCTTCCAGGCTTCAAAGTTAGTCTTAGCTTTTTAAGCCGTGAAACCTTGGTTAACATTCGTAAAAAGGCTACAAAAGTTACATTCAAAAATAGACAGAGTGTAGAAGAACTAAACGACGACTTATTCCTACAACTTTATGTAGACGCATCTATTAAGGGTTGGTCTGGCCTAAAACTGAACTATCTGGAACAATTGGCTCCAGTAGATCTCAGCGGTCAGGATTTAGACAACTTTCTTGAGTTTACATCTGAGAACGCTCTATTTTTGATGAAGAACAGCTCTAATTTTGATGCTTGGGTATCAGAACAGGTAGCAGAGCTGGGAAACTTTCAGAACAGCAGCACCAAGAAATAAAC